GGTTCCGCCCGGTAACTTGGAGTGCGCCCGCTAGGCCCTTTTTACCGCCGAAAATATCAGTCAGGGCGGCAACCCGCGCGGCGGTATCGTTTGGGAATGCCTTCATGAGCTTATCGTTGACAAGTTGGATCGCGGGCAGAAGTCCCTCGTTTGTCAGGACTTGCCCAACTTCCTTAGAGCTTGTGCCAATCTCCGTCAGCGCCTTAGCGCCATTGGTGCTTTCGTGCACTAGCGCCATGAGCGTGAATTTCAGTTGGGTGGCGGCGTCGGAGGCGGGAACGCCCCGAGAGGTAATGGCCGCCATTGCGCCGCCAATCTGAGAGAGAGGAATATTCAGTGCGGACGCGGTAGGCAGGATCGAGGCCATCGAGGCCGCCAAGTCCTCCATATGGGTCTTGCCTTGGCTCACGACGGAGACAAGGAAGTTAGCCGCGTCGGCGGCCTGAAAGGTCGAAAGGTGGTAGTCCTTCATGACCGTGGTAACTGCATCGGCGGTAACGGCGAGATCGGCGTTACCGACCTTAGCCGCCTGAGCGGCGGCGAGCTGGACTCGCAGGCCGTCGGCACCGCGATAGCCGGCCGACTCGATCATGAACATGCCCTTAACCAGGTCGGACGCAGAGACGCCGACTTGGCCGGACATATCCAGTAGTCCCTTGCCGACAAGGGCCAGGTTGGCTTGAGACTCGCCTGCGCCCGTCACAAGGGCGGTAAGCCCTGACTGGAAGTCGGCCGCGGATTTGGTGGCAAGTCCAATCCCTACGGCGATCGCCGCTCCGCCAACCACCAGCGCGGCGCCGATGGCTAATCCGGTCATTGACGCGATGCCGGTCAGGCTATGTCCGAAGGCCCGAAACTTCGCTTCACTACTCGCCATAGACGAGGTGAAGTGAGAGCTATCGAGCTTCAGGAATGCGGTCAGTTCCCCTACGGTTAGAGCGATGTTAGCCGCCTCCCTTTTTGTCTCTTAGCCGAACACACTTTCTAGCGCGCGCTCGCCTGCCATGTCGTCAGTGATTACTTGCTCTTGCCCTTCGTCCAACGCGCGCCATAGGCTTTGGGGCCCGAGCCCGCGCCATAGCGTCACGAAGCGGCGCCAACTAACGTCTTGCTCGAACACGTCGGCGTTAAGGTCGCGGCCGTACTCCCGGAGCCAGTCGGCCTCTAGGACGGCCCAGCGCTCGAACAGGATCGACAGTGGTTCCTCGTCCCCGCCGGCCGGCGGGTCTACGAGTTTGGGTCTGTCTCGGCCTCCGGGTCAACGGGCTCGGTGGCGTCGGGGTCAACCCCGGAGTACATAGACATACTCCAACGGAAAACATCTCCGAGCTGATCCACGTCAAGGCCCTTATCCAGCCATTCAGCAAGGACGCCAGGGCCGAAGAACGGCTCCAGTAGGTCCATAATCTGACCGATCGGGACCTCGGCCTCGGGCGTGTCACTCTTGACCCGTGCGAGCGCCAGGACGACCTTGGCGGGGATCGCGGGCGGGAGGTTGTAAGTCTGCCCTAGTACCTTGACGGTCAGTGGGGCGGAAGCTGTTTCCGCCCACGCCGCATCAAAGTCTTTGAAACGATTAGCCAACGGCTTAGGTAATCGTCAATGCGCCGGAACGGGTCAGCGTCACGGCCCATTTTGTCTTGTCGTTGTTATTGCCGGACGCCATGTCGCCCTGCTCGACGGTCGCGCTGAACACATACAGTTTGCCGTTAGGCGAGGTCAGCCGGAAGTCTCCGACGGACGCGGCGCCAGTAGCCTCAGCGAACGACTCAATAGCCGCCTGTCCCGGGTCGCGCGCCTTAGTCGAGTCCTCAAGGAAGAACCCGTCCAGCTTGCAACTGGCACCGCGGGCCATGATCTCGCCCGTCTCAATGCCATCAGCAACGAAGTCGGTAGTGTCGGTTCGCGTCGAGCTTTTACTGAACGCGAAAGTAGTAAGTCCGTGAACGGCGGTCCAAGTCACGCGGGCGTCGGTCGAGCACTCGACCGTCCACTTCCGCGCGCTGACCTTAACGTATGTACCTGCGGGCAATTTAGCCTCCTATTGGTCGGTTGGCGGTGGGATTCGAAATTTCACACCTCAAATCAAAAACATGTTCGTACCTGTGTAGGTCGTCCCGTCCGATTGACTGCGGCGTAGCTTGAACGGCGAGCGCCAGGACTAAGTAAGTGCCATCTGGCAGCGTCATGTCACTCAAGCCATGTAGCGCGCCGCGGATACTAGCCGCGCGGTCACGCGAGTTCCGAGGGTCGCCGCTTTCGTCTCCGCGAACGCGGACCTGAACCAACGGCTCGTCATAGGGCAGCTTCGAGTCGGACTCGACGCCGCCGGCAAACGTCAGGCTTACGGCTTTATGTGGAGTCTGCGGCGGCATCGTCTCTATGAACGTGTCGCCGGTCGTCCCGGTCGGATCAAAGGTTACGAGGCCCTTGGCCTGTAGTTGCTGCGCCAATCCTTCGGTGAGGCTCACTCGTTACAGCCCTCCCTCAATAATGCCCTTGGCGATCAGCTTGTTAATCTTTTCCTGTTGCTCAGTGAGTGCCAATTGCAGCCACTTCGCCCGGCGCCCTGCGGCGTGTCGTAAGGACAGTTCCTCGTGCTGTCGGCGCGCGTACGCCGTGTCGTAAGAGACGGCCGCCACGAGCTTCTCAGCGTCAACGCTGGCCTTGCCGGACTTCTCTAGGGTGGATTCCTCAAGCGGGACGCCGCGGTTGGCTTCCTCTAGCAAAAAGTCGGCGCCATCCTTCAGGCCCTTGGCGGCACCCTTGGCGTAGCCGACGGCGCCCGTCCAGCGAACGAGTTCGCGCATTCTTAGAGAATTACCTCTAGGTGGTCGAAGGTTGGCAGCCCGCCGCCGTCGCGGCGTCGAGAGTCGATCACGGTGTATATCGTCCCCTCGGCCAGAGTTACGCGGCTGCCGATCGGGACGTTTTCCGATAGGCCGCAATAGAGAGACGCAACACTCATAACCTCGTCCCCGCCGGCCGTTTTGACGAGCTTCGACTGATCGTCACGAAAGCACTTGACGGTGACGACGGGGCCGTATTGTGGGCCATACGCGCCGGACCCTAGAAAGGCTTCGACGGAAACGCTGTGGCGCTTAAGAAAATTGGGGAAGTTCACCTACCATGTTACCGGCTGGACCGGCCAAAGACCGCCCCGCTGTAGCTCGTCCATCGCCCGTGGCGCCATGATCGGCGTACGCGCCTTAGCCGCGGAGGACCTGCCGCCCTTATTCAGAAGGACGGAGCCGATCCGCATAATCTCGAATTGCTCGGATTGTCCGAGTTCGTCACCCGTCGCAACCCAATATTCGACCTGCGCGCAGTTGGCGTTATTGAATGCCAGAATATGATTGGCGTCCGTAGGAACGCCGTTAACGTCAGTCGGATAGATCGCGCCGAGTAGCCGCGCGTCGATTAGATCGCTGGCCCGCTGCAACAGGCGCGTCGTGTCGGCTGTCGCAACCTGACCCGTATACGCGGCGTAATCCGCTCCCGTTGCATAGGCCGTCATTTTAGATTTGAATGCAGGCGACGTTAAGGCCGGTCGCGGAGTAGTCGATATGCACGGTCGCGTCGGTCTGAAGATAGACCGCCGACTGCATACCAATGACGAGATCGCCGGTAGTGGCCGGAAGGGATACGACGCGATCGGGTTCGGCCTGAAGGTCGGCCAGGTTCGGGTTACGGAGCGTGACGGTAATAATACCGGCGGTCACGTTCTTGCAATGTAGCGCGCAGTGGCCGTTAAAGACGACAGTCTCACCGTTGACGTTATCGCCGTTGGTGAAGGCTTCAGCCATACCGACGCTAGAGACTAGCTGTGGCGCGCGCACGGTGCGAGCCATTATTTACCGCCCTTATAGAGGTTGACAATGGCGTCCCTACTCTTGGCCTCGTCCTTGACGGCCTCGGGCGCGGACTTCACAGGCTCCAGGGAGTCCCGCCAAGCCTTTTCCCGCGCCTGTGAAGTAGCAATTTCCTCATCAGTGGACGCTCGAAACTCGTTACCCGGGCGGTTGACGTAATCGGCAAAGTCCTCATCCGAAACGGGATGCACGGCGCCGCCCTTGTTTGTAATGTATGGCAACTCTAAAACCTCCTAGTAGAATTAGGCCGGGCATCGCAGCCCGGCCCTCATCCCCAATTTAAGACGACTCTTGCTCCGACGGTTGCCGACATGGTTACGCTCGGCGTAGTGCCGGTAATCGTGAACGTCACCCGAACGATAGGGGTAAGCTCGACGTTGACGGGAAGTGCCGGCCCAATCTGGGCCTTCGTCTGACTTACCGTCGTAACGGCCGCCGCCGTGTATAGGTTGTAATACACGCCGTCCGGCCCCTTACCGTCGATGGTCGCAACCATTGACGGCGTAGTCCCGGTAATGGCGGACACGTTCATCAGGAACAGAAGCGCCGCCGTTGCTTCGTCTAGAACGATATCCCCGCTATTGAATGTTACCGTCTGCGCGGCAGACGGCAACACATAGGCGGTTCCAAGCCTAGCCATTAGTTAGGACTGAACGACGAAGCCGGACGCGTTACGAAGCACGCTAGCGCCGTAAAGCATGTCGAGCGTAATCTGAAGGCCGAGTGCGTTCGGGTTGTAGGAGACAGTCTGCCGCAGGGTGAGTCCGGAGTCCGGGTCGGAGACGACGGTCTGATCGACGCCGGGAGCCCCGCTATCGGGCATCCCACGCATAGCAAGAATGATCGCGTCAGGAGCCATTGCGAGGTTTTTATTGTTGACGGAGAACGGGATAAGCTGGGACTGGTAAACGTCAATCCCATAGACGCGACCGATCGGGCCTTCAGTGATCGCCCCCGGCTTAGCGAAAGCGAAGTAACTCGCAAGTCCGGCGTCACCAAGAATCGACATCTCATCGCCGTCAGAGACGATCAGCGCCCGGCCGGCCTTCTGCACCTTGTTATCGTTGAACTGCTTCCGAGTAGACCGAAGGGTGGCCGCGGTGATCGGAGTCGCGCTGGCGCCAAGAGCCGCAGTCGTGAACGAAGCCCAGAGGCCCAACAGGTAGGACTCAAGACCTTCAGCGAGGGGCGCCACCGCGTTGGTGACATACCGAGTCATGAGGTCCTGATTCGCCTGAACCTTGAGGATATCTTCAATCAGGAAGGTGGCTTCCTTGTGCTGGTTCAGGGTCACGTCAATACGCGAGTCGGTCGGAACCTGAAGGGTGACGTTTCCGCCCGCGGCCTTCGTGTTGGCAACGAACGTACCAACGACGGGAACGTGCAGCGTAGCGCCCTGAGTGAAGGCGGCAACGTCGCCGTCACGGTAGCAAAGCTTCGCAACCACGACGTTCGCCCGGAGGACCTGAAGCGCCTTCTGCGCCCAAATCTCCGGGACAAAGTTAACGTTAGGGATCGTAATGTTAGCCACGAAAAACTCCTAGAAGTACTATTCGGTAATGCGGCCTGATCGCCAAGCCGCGTCAATATCTTTCTCGTTGGCTAGATAGAACGCACTGTCCTTCAACTGAGCCCGCGAGAAAGTCTTAACTGGACCTGCCGGCGCAATCTCCGCCCCGCCTCGTGGCGCGCCAGGCGCCGCGATTTTCAGCTTGGGGTTAGCGGCGAGCGCGTCTGCCATTGCGGTAGACACGGAAGCCTCGAAGTCTGCGGCCGTCGGATCGAGCGTCGAGATGGCCTTAACGAACGAACGCGAGTCGAGTAGCGCCTCGGCGTCAGCCGTGAGCTTGCTCGCCAGTGACCGAACCTTCCCTTCTGTCCGAAGTGTCCGAAGTTCGGAGTCCTTCGCGGTAAGGGCCGCCTGTAACTTCACCGGGTCGGGGGTTTCATCCCCGAGCCCGAGCGCCTGAGCAACCGCTTTCATACGCGCCTCGGATGCCGTCTTGAACTCGTTACCGGCGATCCGCGCCTTGGCGGCTTCGTCTCGGAGTCCCTTGACGAGCGCGGCAACCTTTGGATCAGCCAAAATGTCGGGCGCAGCGTCGGCGGTAGTGGCGGCGGCCTTCACGGCGTCGGCAGCAGCGGTGGCGGCAGCGGTAGCAGCGGGGTCGGCGGTTGCGGTCGTAGTCGTGGTCGTATCGGCCATAAGTGTTTTGCCCTCCCGGAGCGTAGGAATAAGGC